TAGGAGCATCTGTTAATACAAAATTTACGGATTGTATTTTTACAACATGGGATGTTGGAATTAAAATAAACAAACCATCAGTTGGTAGTTATGATCCAAACAATGAAATAACTGGATGCAAATTTATTTTGTGCCGTAATTCAGCTATCTATGCTTTATCAAATTCAACAAGTCTTGTAATTACTGGAAATCAATTTTTCAATAATGGTTATAATATAAATAATGGAACAGCAATTGAGATTGCTGACATTTCCCAACTCACAATAACTGGTAATTGTTTTAGTTATAATTCATCTGTTGCATTTGTTGGAAACAGAAATGCAATTAAACTTGCTGGATCGGCAGAAGCAATAACAATTACTGGAAATGCAATTAATACTTATGCTGGAGCAAATGTTACTGATCTTGCAAATACAGCAACAATTACAGAATTTGTTGTATCTGGAAATGCTTCTAATAATACTAATAATACAATTATAGGAAATATTATTGGAAATCAAAATAATCCAAATACACTTTCTCTTGATTGGTATGAAGAAAACACATTTACTCCAGTTTTAACATTTGGTTCTGGATCAACTGGAATTACATTTAGCGATAGGCAGGGTAATTTTACCCGTATAGGCAATCGGGTTGTATTTGATATTTATATTGTTTTGACAAGTAAAGGGTCATCTACTGGAATCGTTGGAATTGTAGGAATACCATTCCCATTAGCACCAAGTGCAACCGCAGTGGCGAATGCCTCAGTATCTATTCAGAGAATTGATGGAATCGGAACAGCAAATGTTGATGCAGTATTTCCATCTACAGCAGGAATGAAACTTGTTTACATTAATGGAACAGGTGATCCCGTTGATTTAACGGATGCCAACTTCAGAAATAACACTCAATTTTGGATTTCTGGAACCTATCAAGTAGCATAAAATATTAAAATCTATGAGTTACTGCACGCCATGCCCACCATGCGACACGGAATACCCGTTGTTGTGTGAACCACTTGAAACAACTGCCAATGGAAAACGATTGGTAGTAGAAGACTCCGCTGCTTGTCAGAAAACAATTCAGACTCCAGTTGCCCAACAGGTCTTAAAGACTGATGGTGCTGGTAATCTTGTTTGGACAAATGGAGACAATGATAAAGTTCTTACTAAAGATTCTACTGGCAAAGTAGAGTTCTCCCAAGTAACCACAAATCAAATTGCCGATTCATCGGTAACGACTGCAAAGATTGCTGACTTATCAGTAACAACAGCAAAACTTGCTGATAACTCGGTAACTTCAGCAAAGATTGTTGATGGAACAATTGTAAATGCTGACATAAATGCCTCCGCAGCTATTGATGGAACTAAGGTTAATCCACAATTTGGAAGTCAAAATATTCAAACAAGTGGAAGGTTTGATAGCATTTCTGAAGTTGGTGCTGCATCAGTTTATAGCACATCATCAGATTCGGCATCTTCTTTCATCCAATGGCGTAGAGCGCGAGGAACTTTTGCTGCTCCAACTATTGTTCAAAATAATGATGCAATTGGAGCATTAAGTTTTTTTGGAGAAGATGGAGCGGGAATTGATCTTGCTGGTCAGATGTCTGTGATTGTTGATGGAACTCCAGCATTGAACAAAATTCCAATTTCTATTAATTTTGAAACCCGTGATGATTCTTTAAGCTACGCAAATCGTCTTTGCATTGATGGTGCTGCTGGAAATGTTGGTATAAATACTACATCGCCATCAAGCAAACTTCATGTTGCAGGAGATGTGACCATAACATCAGCAACAACGGCAACCTCAGTCGGTGGTGCTGGTGGAGCAAGTGCGCTTCCCGCAACTCCAGTTGGATATTTGGTAGTAAATATCAATGGAACTGCTCGCAAAATCCCATATTACAATGTATGAAAACCTTGATTTTAAAAACCAATAATAAGGCAGTTTATGAATTCTCGCATGAAGAGAATAAAAAAACTGTAGAGTTTGAGTCTCTTGAGAGCGGTGCAGACTTTGAGAAAGCTGCTACTGAAGAACATAAAAACTGGCTTAAATGGCTTGGTGTATCTGAGTAATGCCAGCAGAAGGATCAGTCTTTGATGGATTCACAAGTATCATCGCGCAAGACGCAGATACTCACCCATCGTATTTACCAGAGTCTGTAGTAGCAGAGTCGGTTAATAGGACATTCCGAGGAGGAATTAACCGAACTAGACCAAGTATTCGGAATATCCCGATTCTTGCTGGAGCAGGACAAGACGAGATTATCGTTAACGATATTCTTGGTGGCAGCTTCCAAGGTTCATATCCATATCGAGCTACTAACTACAGAGCAAGCGATGGACTTTTGATGTCTGTATCTGGAGTTATCTACTTCCTAAAGATCGTAAACAATCAAGCGTTCGCATACAAGATCATCGAAGGTAACGATCCGGGCATGATGCACACATGGTTCGTGCAAGCCGAAGATCGGGCCTACATCCAAAACGGATACCAAAATGCGATTGCATGGGACGGAGTATTAGGAACGCTGACTGCTTCTGAAATACAAAACCAAGACTACTGCGAAATCGTTTCGGTTGGCACTACTAACTTTACCTTAATCGGTGCAGCGTCAAATACAGTTGGAGTAAAGTTCACGGCAACTGGTGCTGGAGTAGGAACTGGCACAGTAAAACTTCCTGCTTATCGTTTGAATCCCTACCTCGCTAAGATGCCGATTGGGACTGTAATGGAATACGCTTTCGGGCGAGTCTTTGTTTCTGATAGGTTCAATCAAATCTACGCATCAGATATTATTTATGGCGGTGGGTTTACTGATACCAAGAATACAGAGAACTTCACAGAGATTGGATACTGGGCAGAAGGTGGTGCGTTCTCTACTCCAGCGATGATGGGGAATATCACTGGCATGAAAGTAATGCCACAGATTGGAACTAACCTTCGTGGGCAGGGCGAGCTTGTGATCCTAACTGGCAATGGCGCGTTCTCTATGGATGTCTCTATCCCAAGAGCGCAATGGAATACATCAAACATTCAACGCATCTCGCTACTTGGACGTGGGTGTACCTCTCCATACTTAGGATTGGCTAACTCTGAACTTTGGTTTAGATCGCACGATGGTTGGGCATTCTACTCCAATAGCCAATCTGAATTTGCGCGATACTTCTCACTTCGTAAACTTTCAAGGGAAGTAAACAAATGGGTGCAGAACGACACGCCGTGGTTAAAGCAATTCGCTTCTACGATGTTTTTCGACAACTACATCATTAGCACGGTGGCTCCACAGACCTATCGCGCAGCAGGGGTAGAAGGATTGAATCGTTACCATAGGGGAATGGTGGTTCTTGACCTTGACCAATCATCTTCACCTGCACCTGACGCGCAGCTTTCTTTTCGCTGGAATGGCATCTGGACGGGCTTTAGACCAACTCAGTTACTCACAGCACTAATTCAAGGTGAGAAGCGTGGGTTTGGGTTCTCGTTTGATAAAGACAACAAGAACCGACTTTACGAGTTCACTACTTCGCAAGGTGACGATTACGGCCCAAATGGAACAAGGCAGATTGAATCCTTCTTTACGACTGGTAGGTATGATTTCAACCGCAGCGGGGCAACAAACAAGTTCCTTCGCAAAAAGATCACTGGTGGAGAAATGTGGTTAAGTGAGATTAAAGGTATAGTAGATAGCGATGTTGATTACAGAGCAGATAGCAATCCATGCTGGTCAGAACTTAAGGTTCCTACAACATTTGGTTGTGATCCATGTTCACCTAAAGTTACTGAGTGCGTACCACAGAAGAATGGTAATCGCTATAAACGCTACAAGTTTAACACGCCTGATCCAAGTGAATGCAATGATCTCGCTGGCATTCCATCGGTAGAAGGAAGCGAGTTTCAGATCAAAGTTAACCTTACTGGTGCAGCTACTGTTGATCGAGTTAGGCTGATGGCAAACATTAAGAACAACGATGATTCCCCAGTTGGTGACTGCCCAGAAGAAAATGAGGAATGCGAACCATTTTTGTGTTGCCAAGAGAAATATTGGGGCTACAATATCGTCAATTAAACGCTATGGACAATCAAGATTCATCTCCTGCACTTACATTCCCAAATGTTCCAGATGACTTCTGTCCTGCTGGAAACTGGCAGAATGTATTTCAGACATTCATTGATGAAGTTCTATCTAATGGGACTATCAATGTTCCCGGCCTTGGCGATGTAACTCCATCGCAGATTGCTCAAATCAACGAAGACCTTGCTGACCAGCAGACTCAGATTTCAGCAAACACAACAAACATTACCAACCTCACTACGCAGGTAAATGCAATTCCAGTTGTAAATGCTCGTTATGGAACTGTTACTGGAGTGGTCCCGTTGGACTCTGTGAAGACTGTAACATTTCTTACTCCACTTCCAACTGCAAACTATGGAATATCAATTACTCCAGTTTGCAACTCTTCAATTGCCGCGCAACCTACACCGCTTTTTTCATTAAATGTAGGAAGCAAATTAACTACAGGATTTTCGATCCGCATTGAAAATAACATTGCCGAGATCACAAGTGTTGACTGGATGGCGGTTCACACTTCGTAATAACCATAGCCATAGAAAACCAAACATATGACACCACTAAAAGGAACAGACCCAAGACTCGTTAGCGGAGGCGCACCAACTCGCGGCAAAATCGGAACGCCTATGGGTAACAGCAACCCACCTAACACTGGTACTAACCCATACTCCAGCGCACCACTTCCTAAATCTGGCAAGCCAGTAGGCTCGAAATAATTATCGGAAACGATAATATATGGCTGATACCCTCGAAGAGATGGTAGAGCTAGTGAAGGGTTTTGTCGGTGATTCTGGGACGTGTTCATACGAGCGCGGAGTCAAGGCAGTAAACCAAGCACGAAGGCTACTCTGGAATAAAAGAGCATGGACTACTCAAGAAGAGTACGTCCAGATTTGTTGCGTAAACAGTTGTTTCACGCTACCAGCTAGGTATGAGCAAATCAAACTAGCGTGGGTAGGAGATGAAGCCGCATCACTCGCTGATGAATGGTTTAACCAAACCAACGCACTTGCGCTACGTCCAGATCAATCCTGCCATAGAGGTATTACGGAGGTCGGTGGGCTTCACGTTTTATTCAGAGACTACACTACACATCCCTACCAAATCGGCGTAATGGCTGAAGAGGCAGAAGATATTGGAGTAGAGTTGATGTTTGAAGCGCAAGACCAGTATGATACTTATCATAAAGTTAAGGTAACAACAGCGAATCCACCAACGCTGGCTAAGTCTGACCTTCTCGTTAAAGGGATTCGGGCAGTAACTAAGCCAATAACTAAAGGTAGGATTCGTGTGTATGCTTATGATACGGCACTGGAAGCAAAGACGCTGATAGCAATCTACCAGCCTAACGATGCTCACCCCACGTTCCGTAGGTTCACAGCACCAAGAACGTGCGAGTGTATCACGCTTTACGCATCGAGGAAGTACCATGATCTAACCGATCCGAAAGAACTATGTGAGTTCATTCCAGATGCGATGATCTATGCTGTATTAGCATTGAACTCGCGGGAGAACAGGAAGGCTCAAGAGTTCTTGATAAACATAGACCTAGCTGTTAAAGAACAGGAAAAGGAAATGGAGAACGTAGAGATTCCAACTTGTGGAACACTTCGTATTTCTAACTTTAGTAGGGCAGAGAATCTAATTGGTTCTGATCTACTATCTCCATCACCAAACGATTACTTCTTATACAGATGACATTAGAGATCACAGAGAAGTTAGACGCTAGAACAGTTGAGGGATATGGTGATCCTAACTACGACTTAAACCTAATGGACGTAGAGATTCTAAATCTACCTCCACGGGAATGTCCGTTAATTCATAGGTTCACGCCGGGGATGTACATTCGGGAAATCTATATGCCGAAGGGAACAATTCTAACAACCCTTCTCCATCTTACGACTCATCCCTTCTTTGTCCTTAAAGGAGATGTAACGGTATGGTATCATGGAATCCCTTCTCACCGATATAAAACAGGCTACACGGGGATCACAGAAGCAGGAACACGCCGAATGCTTTACACCCACAAAGATACAATCTGGACAACTTGCCATGTAACAAACTTAACTGATCCAGATGAAATCATTGACTCAATCACTTCAAGAGACTTTAACCCACATATCGCTAAAGATGATTCACGGGTACAGAAGTGGCGGCACAATAGAACAGATTTAATCAAATGAGGTTCCTTCATCATCCAGAAGACTTGATTCGCAATAAACATCAGATGATGTTTTTTACCAGTGCATTTGCTATTGGTGCTGGTGTAGTTGCTGTAGGTGCAGCGGCAGCATCAGCGGGTGTTTCTATGTCAGCAGCCGCTAGGGCATCTAAAGCTCAAGGCGCAGCAGCAGGACAATACAAAAAGCAACAACGCAAAGCTGTTAAGGGATACGAAAAAGGTCAGCAAGAAGTACAGGGGATGATCAGTGAAGTCAAAGCTCCAGAGTATAACCTTGGAGCAATGATCGGTGATGCTGGGCAAGTATCAAACTACTATCGCCAACAGCTAGAACAATTTCAACCCGGAGCAGCACAACAACGTCAACAAGCACAAAGCCAAATCGGTCAAGCAATGGATGTTGTTAGCTCCTATCTTAGAGGTGAAGTACCACAAGATGTTAAAGACCAGATCATGCGCAATGTTGCTGAGAGCGCAGGAGCAGGATTCAATCCAGCAACAGCAGGGCAAGCTGGTGGATTTCAAGCAGCACAAGGGCAGATGGCAAGAAACCTTGGTCTAACATCATTAGATATTCAAGGCCGAGGACTCGCCGCTATGCCAAGTGTGCAAGGTACAGCACAAAACTGGCAGCAACTAGCAAGAGCATTTACAGCAGACCCATTGGATGTAGGCAGACTACAACTTGGTTATCAAGCAGCACAAGCAGAAGTAGGACTACAGAAAGCAAAGATGACCTCTGATATGTATGGCAATATGTTTAATGCTCAATCTGGTTTGGCTAGTAACATCTATGCTGCCAACAAAGAAAATATCGCAGCAAGCTACGCTGCTCAACAAGCTGTAGCAACAGGTGTATCTGATATTGGAAAAGCAACATCGACTGCATTGTTCACTGGATCGCAGATTATGGGAGCGCAACAAGGGTTAGATGTAGGAAGCAATCCTTATGGCGGTGGTGGTGGAGCAACGCAACAAGGGTATGGTGGCTATGGTGGCTATGGTGGATTTGCTTCAATGGGGCAAGCACAACAAGCTGCACCATACGCTGGGAGTATAAGTCAAGTAAGTGGATCGGGATATGTCCCAAGAGCGCAAGCAACAGGAAGAACCTACAACCCAGCATCGCAAACCTACAACACGGCAGCGTAAATTTATTAAAATATTATGTCTATAGCAGAACTCATAATGAAGGGAACAGAGCAGAACTCCAAGTCAACAGCTTGGGTTAGTGACTCGTTGCAAAAAATAGGTCAGAATGTATCGGCGGCTTTGAAGGAAAGAGAGGAGAATAAACAAGCTCAGGAGATGCTTCCATTCTTGCAACAGAATATGCAAGAGTCTTTGAAGTTGGCTCAAGAAGGAAAATCTGGAGAAGCGTACTCTAAGATGTTCTCCATGCTGACTCCACAGACGATGAAGAACTCTCAGTTAGCTGGCCTTATTCCTTATTATTTTAAAGCTCTTGCTGATACTACTGATAATTCTATTACACAAGCAATGTATAATAAAAGGTTTGGGAGTACAGGAACGGTGGCTCCAGATATTAAAACAATTGTAGATAACCTTAATCAAGGAAAAAACCCAAAAGATATTGGAGATACCACATATGATCAAAGTAGAGGATTCTCTCAAGGAGTTCCAGCTATGACAGAACAAACTGGTATGGCTTTTGGTGCGCCTCAACCATTCCCATTTGCAGCAGCAAGACAAGAATCACCTACACTACAAAATCTTCCAACAGACAAGGGCAAGCAATTAATTGAAAGTAATCAACAAATTGATGGTGAACTTCCAGTTTGGGATACACTATCCGAAATGCGTACACTAGCTCAAGGGCCAGTACAAGCACAACCAGCGCAGCCAACGCAACCGCAACAACAATTTAAACCACCACAGAACATGATAGATAAATATATCGCGTTCTCAACTAAATTTGATAAACTTGATTCCGTTGAGAGGGCAACTGTGATGGATAATCAATCCATCTTATTTCCAGATCTGGAAAAAGCTAATAAATTTGTAAATCAACCATCTAAAGATAAATCATTCTTTCCCGTAAATCGAGTTACAGCAATCGGCGTTCCCGGTGTTGTTGCTGTTGAGATGCCAAAAGAATACGAGAAGTGGATTGAATCTACTGTTAACGTAAATAAGGATAATGATATATCATATAGCTTAAAGCAAGAAGCGCAGAACAAACCAGAAGCTCAAGCTGCAATGAAGTGGCTTCAAGATTGGCAAAGCGCAAGTATAGCTGTAAGTTCTGATCCTAAGCTAAGAAGTCTAATTGATAAGGCTGGTGGAGATATTCTTAAAGTTGATTTAACTCAAGAGGAAAGATCACCAACAAAAGAAGAAGTAATTATTGACCCAAATATAAAGCAAGTTAAAGAAAATCTAGCATTCGTGCAAGGTGCAGATGGTGAGAAAATCCGTCTTACAGACGATCAGTTCAAGGATCTCAAGATGCTTAGAAATGAAACTGGGGCGGCGCAAACAAACAAAGCTAGGTTCATTCGTGTCGATCAACCAGCTAAGAAATCGGCAGAAGCCACAACAAAAACTGAAGGCGGAATACCAGCGATACAAGCTGGCCCAGTTGCTCCACAAGTGCCAAAGGAAGCCGCGCAACTCCAGCAGATAGTCCAGCAGGGGCAAGCGTCAAAAGCTGGCGAGCGAGCGAAGTCTACCGAAAACAGAATTAAAGAAATTGATGCAGAGATTAAACAACTCAGTGCGACATCAAGACAATCTGGTTCTACGTCCATGCGCGGGATGTATCCGAGCAGTGATTATTCAACATCAAAGTCAGAAAAACAAAAGTCTCCAGAACAGGCGCAAGCAGATATTCAAAAGATAATGCAATTGAAAGCACAAAAAAGAATCCTACAAGGAAAGTATGATACTCCACAAGAAGTTGGTGACGCATTGCAATCTGGATTATTGACAAGAGCGCAAGCGGAATCTATTATCAAGAACCAATTCAAGATGAAATGACAGCAGAAGATTTTCTAAACCAATACGATCCTTCTA